TGGCTCTTCTCCTACAGAAGTAAATTTTGATTTATCTGGATGGATTACAATAGGCGATCCTACTAATTCTGTAGAATCAAGTAATGTAACATTTATTATTAGTGTAGATGCAGAAACATTTGATTCAAGAGAATTTGGTACAATAAAACGTAGTTTAAAAATCAATGGATTTTTTAATCAGAATACAGTAGGTGGTGTTGTTAATTGGAGCAATTTAGATTATGCTCCTATAATAAAACCTGTAGCTAATGATGGAACTATAGGTTCATCTTTAACTATTACAAGCAAAGATGATAACCAAACTACATTTGCAGCATTTAGATTTACGGATACAACAAATGCTAATAAATATCAAATTACATTAAAAGCTGGAGGAA